TCTGCGTCGATTGTGCTCATTCGGCCTCCCGATCGGCGCGATCAGCGGCTTCCTCGAGCTGGCGATCCCGCTCGCGATCTCCCCAGTCATCACCCTCGTCAGCGTCGCCTCCGTATCCTGACTCCACGCACTGGATCTCCATTTCCTCAATGATGCCCGGAGCGACGAGCGCGTATATGTCCACGCCCTTGTGCCAGACGCTTACGACCGTGGCACTCTCGGGATAACCCGGATCGACGTCAGTCTCCTTTTGCTCCTTGGTGAAGTCCAGGTCCACGATGAGCGGGATGATCCCGTCACCGTAATACTCCATGCGGATAAGCCCGGCCTCGACTTGGTCCAGGAGCTTGAGTCCGAACTCGTCGTGCTCGTCGCGTGCAAAGAACGCCTCGTCCGAGCGTGCGGGGTCGCAGCGATCGGGATTAACTGTAGGTTGTGTCATGTTATGCTCCAATGGTTACAGATACGAATGTCTCACAATCCTGCTCCACGCGCACAGCGTAGACTTGCAGGGGGAAAAGCTGAACTGCCTCTGTAGGCCATGCCAGCCACATCAGAGCGCGCAGCAGCGGGTTGCGCCGCTTGACTATCGGGAAGTGCATTCTCATGCTTGGTTGCCTCTGTACGCGGGAGCCGCCGATATGGTGCATTGAATGACCCGGTACAATGCACACTATAGACCACCGCGCCCCCTATGTCAACCACTCCCGGCATTGCTGCGGGGTTACTCAGGGGTGCAGTAGGGGTCTGCAGGGGGGTTGTACATTGCACCATGTTGCACAGTCCACAAGCCCCCTACAATCCCGTTCCTTGCACCCTACAAGGCCCCACGTGGGTACTTTCGGGTGCACCCCCCCGTTTTGCCCAGATGGTGTATTATACTCAGTCAGTTTTTTTTTATAGAGTGAGAGAACGAGTCAAGGGGACGGGAGCGGGGGGAAGGACGGGGTGGGCGAAAAGTGGGGACGTGGGGCCTTGTAGGGTGTTAGTAACGGGGATGTGACGGGTTTGTGAACTGTGCAGGACTGTGCATAGTACTTCGGGGGGTTTGTAGCGTGATGTGCGACAGGCCATACCCACGCACCGACCACGCAAAACGGCCCCGCTATGGGGCCATCCTACCGGGTTTATGACCCGGTTAGCGCGGTGTGTTGTTCGGGGACTAGCTTTGACAGGGGGCAGTCACATTCAGGCGTTTGAGCGGTGCCATACAGGTCGAAGAAAATCCTGCGGCAGCCAATCGGCGCGATATTCTTGGTGCTCCAAGCCGCGCCTTGGTCCGGGTGATTCACGCAGCGCAAGTTGATCTGCTGGCCATAGGGCGCAGCCTCGGTGATTCTATCCATAATGTTCTCCGGGTGCCACTGCCAATATAAGCAGCCTACTAGGGGCTGTCACCCCCTAGTCTGGCTGCCTACAATCCGAGTATCTCGAGCGCCTTTTCACGGCTCCAGCCATTGTGGGCCATGATATGTGCGATTGCCGGCTCCATGCTCGCCTGTGATGCCCGGCGGGGCCAGACACCAGCCCGCAGCGAGTCGCAGGCTTTGGTCATCCCGACTGCCTTGTCATCCATGCCATCGAGCGCCGCGACGATGTCCGACACGATTTGTTTCGCGCCATATGTCATGAGGGCGAGTTGCATCTCACCCGAGAGGGCGTCCACATCCACACGCGTGATCTCCTCGCCCGTGTCGGCCCGCTGGAACACGACGAGCGCGCCTATGACTTGGGTTGCGATTAGTTTCTTGCGATCCGACTTATTAACTGTTGCCATGTTAAACTCCTAATAGTGGAATAGCCCACCGGGAAGCGGCCTGTCACGCCGCTACACGTTACGCTATGCCCGTGTACGTAGTATATGCACCGTCAAGCTATCCGTGCCCGCCCGTGCTATCATACGCGCCAACGCTCCCGCTATATCCGCGTCCAACGCGTCACACTCCCACGCCGCTGCCGTGTGAGTCATGCCCGTATCAGTCACCGCCACTATCACGAAACTATCCGGGATGGCGTGGGCTAGTTCATTAACCACTATCATGTTGCGCTCCTAGTAGGCGGGACTAACGACGCCAGTCATCCACCTACACACATAGTATCGTCAATTTTTCTGCTCCCGTCCAATTGTATATTCCTATCGCGCAGCTCCCGCCGATAGCATAGGGTTTACCCTACAGCGCCCCGCCATGCCCGATGTGGGCGCCCACTAACCCTGACGTTAGTGCCCACTAACATTGCCCTCGTTCGTGATGTGAGCGCCCACTAACATGCAGGTTAGTACGTACTAACATCCCAAGTTAGCGACCACTAACATTCCTCGATGTGAGCACCCACTAACATTCAGCTGCGCTTGTTAGTACCCACTAACCTCTATGTTAGTGAGCGCCCACTAACCGCCGACCCGCTGCTCCGCGCTCGATGTGAGCACTCACTCACTTCGTCGCCACTCCCCCCCCCGTGCCTCGCTCCCAGACTGACGGGGGTATGTCTCGGCAGGTGGGGGTATCACGCGGGTGTGGTTTACTGGTATGTGCAAAGAGCCGCCTTAAAACGAAAAAGTAAAGTTTACTCAAAATCCGTTTGCCAAAACAAGTGGCTGCCCCGACACTACCCAGATGAATACACGACAACACCTGGCTCAGGTTTATAAGAGCATGATGACCCGCTGCTATAATCCGCGAGCTGTTAATTACTTGGATTATGGGGCTCGGGGAATCGACATATGCCCGCTTTGGAAAACCTCCTTTTCCTACTTTTACAATGATATGCTGGGCTCGTACCGCCCAGGCCTCGAGATTGACCGTATCGACAATAACAAGGGGTACACCCCTGAAAACTGTCGCTGGGTTACTAGGGCCGAGAACTGCCGAAACACGAGGGCGTCGAAGCTTACGCAAGAACAAGTAAACTGGATTCGAGAAAACCCCGAAAATCTCAACCAGGTAGAGCGCGCAGCACGACTCGGCATAGGGAAGGCAATGGTCAATCATATAGTCAAGGGGCTTCGCTGGTAATAGTGCAATTAAAAAAATAATAAAATACACCCTCCTGCCGCTCCCCTGCCCACGCCGCGATTGACTCCCCCGCGAGCCCGCGCAATGATCGCCTTATCGGAAACAGGAGCACACATGGCAGAACACCAATTGCAGAAGATCGGGATCACTCATGATTCGATCATCGACTTCGTTATCACCCAGCCCCAGGCGACTTACAGGGAGATTGCCGGAGCGTTCGGATATACGCCAGAGGGCATTGGCATTATCTGCCGCTCGGACGCTTTCAAGGCCCGCCTCGAGGTCCGCAAGGGTGAACTCGTCGATCCCATTATCAAGCAGTCTGTCGAGGAGCGCCTCAACGGGCTTGCCCACGCCAGTCTCGATATCCTGCACCGCAAACTCGCCACCTCGGACGATCCCAAGCTCGCCCTCGCCGCCCTCGATGCCTCGACAAAGGCTGCCGGGTATGGCGCTCGCGGGGGTGCTGTCGCAGGTGGGGTCACTTTCGTGGTTCAACTGCCCGGGCCCGCCGCCACCTCTCAGGATTGGGCAGCTAAGTTCGGGCGCCCCCTTGTCGTTGAAGTTGATACCCCCGTACTCGGAGACTAAATATGGACACCACAGCATCCTTACTTGCCCGCTATCCTAACCCCCGCAGTGTCCTGGGAGCGCCTATGCTGCGCGGTCCGGAAGGCGGGGAGCTGTATAACCAAGTTCCGATGCTGTCGGGGTTCGTTGACGGTCTTGTGGGCACTGCGCCCGACGAGCTCGGTCACTCCGTTCTGGACCCGAAGAACGAGGATGCCAAGACGGGCGCTCGGTGGGGCTACGGTATCGGCACGGCACTCAACGTAGTGCCCCCGCTCGCCGCAGGTCTGGGGATGCTCAAGGGCTCCGCTGCGGTCCCGCGACTCGGCTCGAACCAGAAAGGGGCTATCCGGATTGGGGGAGACCCCGGCTTCGTCCTCACTCACGCGATCTCAGATCAGCGCGCCAAGCGTATCTCCCACGCGGGTCAGTTCACCGGGACCGAGGGGGCACTCGCGGCTCCCAGTCTGGGCGTAACCTACAAGCGCGGGAATGACTACAAGCCCTACGCCCCGTCGATCCTCTTCTCGGCTGACGAAGCCCAAAAGATCACTCCTACGAACTACCCCGGAGCAACCCACATCAACCGAGACGGGTACTTCTCGAACCCCCTGGGCAAGACCTGGGACAGCAAGCTCAACTTCGAGGTTTTCGATCCTGCCGAGCACGTCCGGGAGGTCCAGAATGCCCAGGCTGCGGCCATAGCGGACCACGGAAGCCCGGACCTGCGACTCATGCAGATGTGGCCTCCGCACGGCGATGGGCAGGCTTTGTCGATTGCGGCCTCGCCCAACTTCCGCAGCATGAAAGCCTTCGAAGAGAGCGCTCACGGGGGCGGTCTGCTCCAGGACATGGAACAGGGGCTGCACAAGGGGCTCCGGTCGGACCTCCGGACGCAGCTGACTTCCCTCGGAATCGACAAGTACGGCGTGAAAGGCCTCCAGCGCAAGCTCGACACTGGCATTCCGCTGACACCAGACGAGCAGGGTCTCGTAGAACTGGCCCGGCGAGTGCCCTCCAAGATGAGTGAGCTCAAGGTGCCGCAGCTCCTCCCCATCTCGGCAGACAAAACCGCGGTTTACCTCCCCACTGAGGGTGTGCACGACTTCAAGGAACTGACCCACATGCGTGACGTCGGGTTCAGGTTCACGACTCGCGCCGATATGGATGACCTGGCCGCGACTCACGGGCTCACGGGCGGCGACACAGCAGGCAAAATGATTCATAAGGTGGCTCCTCCCGAGGGCGGGATCTGGATGCCCCCGAGATCGCTCAATAATGAGTCCAGTTTCATGGACTTTCTCGCGGAGACCCCCGCCGAGTTCGCGCACTCCCCGAAATATGCCGGAAAAAAGAGCTATTTCGACCTCGGGAGCCTCAAGGTGCCCACGCTCGCGGACATGAAACCCGTTGTCTCGCCCAAGACCAAGGCTACCCCCGAAGTCAACCTCGAAGGACTCTTCGACGACCTCGATATGAGCCCCGAAACTACGTCACTTATCCAGTCCTGGGGCAAAGGATTCGACGTACCTGCTCCGGCCATGGCTCTCGGGGACAATATGACGCTCGGGGCCCCGCAGTCCTTTGCTCCGGCCAAAAAAGGCTGGTCCAAGGTGCCCAAGATCGGCGAAGCGCCGGACGCCGGGACCATCGACCTCACGATGCCGCCCAAGCTCCCTGCTGCCCCCGCCAACCAGCCCAATCCGTACGTGCTGGAGATTCTCAAGAACGCTAACAATGACTTCGATGTGCCGAAGTACGGCAAGGGTAACGGCGGACTCGCGGGCGACCTCATGAACCCAGACGGCTTCAACATGTCCCAGAAGGACGCCGACTCGCTCGTCGACAAGTGGCTCAACAACCTCGACCTGACCTTCGAGAAGGCGCTCAAGGACCATTTCTTCTCCGGGGATAAGGCTCCCACGTACAAGGGCCCCACCTCAGCGCAGCTCGACGAGATCTCGAACGCCACGAATAACCAGATCCTTAACCAGGTCAAGGGCGGCAGTATCCAGGACTACATCGAGAAGACCTACAACATCTCCCAGGCCGACGCCGACAAGATCATGGCGCACTGGATGGGAGACACCGACGTCATGCTCGAGGACGCCCTGAAGAAGCACTTCTTCCCCCCGCAGCCTGCCAAGTCGCCCAACATCATCGAGCCCAAGAAGAAGATCCCCCAGGCTCCCGGCCCTGTCGCCTACAAGCAGCCCGCTGGCGCAGGTCCCACCATGGCGCAGATCAAGGAGATGACCAAGCCCGGCTACAAGATCCCCATGACTGGCCAGGGTTCCGTGCACGACGTAGCCACGCACTTCAACCTCGACCCCGCGGAGGCCACGCAGCACGTGAACAAGTACTACAACGACACGGGCACCAAGATGAGCTTCGACGACTACATGATCCACAGCATCCTCGACCTCCATGGCGACAATTATTAAGACCTTTCCGGGGCGCGAGGTCTCACTTTCACCACAATTCTTTCACTGATAAACAATATTCTATGCGTCGAGGACCTTCACTTCTTCAGCCAACCTTCCGATTGGAGGACCCTCTGTATTCTCCAAATAGGCGGCGGGACGCCGTCGTCAGAAGCATCACTCATGAAGCACAGCCATGTCAGTAACCTTTACGTATGTTATTGAGAGTGCCTCTGAGGCTCTTTATATTGGCATGTCAGGAGATCCCGTCAATCGGTTAACCTCGCATCGAGCTGGCCACACTAAGTCGACTGATGTCGGAGACCGCGCCACCTGGGACTTCTTGACCCTTTATCGTTTTGAGAACGCTGAGATAGCACATCGAATGGAGCGTTTTTTGCAGACAATGCCCCGGGCAGAACTGCGTCCTTATATTGAAGCTACGCGTTTCACCCCAGAACTCGTTTTGAACCACGCGCTGGCCTACAAGCACCCTCACGAGGTTCCCAATGTCTGAGCAACAAATCGTATGGTCGCCCCAAGCTGGCCCCCAGACCGCCCTCTTGCAGTGCCCGGTTTTCGAGGTCTTCTACGGGGGAGCCCGGGGCGGCGGCAAGACTGACGGAATGATCGGAGACTGGCTCCAGCACTCCTCCCTTTATGGCGAGCACGCAGTCGGCATCTTCGTCCGGCGCAACCGCACTCAACTTTCCGAGGTTATCGCTCGGACTAAGCAACTTTTTCTCAAACTCGGAGCCAAGTACAATGAAACTAAATCTGAATGGCTTATGCAATCAGGCTCGCGACTCCGTTTCGTGTACCTTGAACGTGATTCTGATGCTGAAAACTATCAAGGTCACAACTATACTCGAGTCTATATCGAGGAAGTTACCAATTTCCCTGCTGCTGGCCCTATTAATAAGCTTAGGGCTACACTTCGCGGTTCTGCTGGGGTACCTGTTGGTATGCGCCTTACTGGGAATCCCGGCGGCCCCGGGCATAACTGGGTAAAAGCACGCTACATTGACCCTAATCCTCGGGGATTCCAGGTAATCGAGGAGCGGGACGACGTAGAACTCTCCAGTGGCGAGATCGTCTCCGTGTCCCTGGGCCGCGTATTCATCCCCTCCCGCATCCGGGACAATCCTCGCTTGCTCGACACCCAACCCACTTACATCATCCAGCTCAAGCAAACCGGCTCCCAAGCGCTGGTCAAAGCCTGGCTCGATGGTGACTGGGACATGATCCAGGGTGCTTACTTCGACGATTTCGCCCCAGACCGCCACGTCTACTCCTCCAGCATCGAACTCCCCAACCACTGGACCCGCTTCCGGGCATTCGACTGGGGCTCCGCTAAGCCCTTCGCCGTGGGCTGGTACGCTGTCGCAGACGGCAAGTTCGGGGGCTTCCCCGAGGGCGCCCTCCTCAAGTACAAAGAGTTCTACGGCTGGAACGGCACCCCCAACGTCGGCCTCAAAATGTCCGCCCTCGCTGTAGGCAAGGCCATCCGTGAGCGTGACGTCGAGGACCTCAAGCGGGGCTGGAACGTCTCCTACGGCCTTGCCGACCCTTCCATCTTCGCCGAGGACGGGGGTCCTTCCATCGCTGAAAACATGCTCGCGGGTGGCTGCCAGTGGTCCCGCGCAGACAACAAGCGCATCCCCGGCTGGAACCAGATGCACGCTCGCTTCCAGGCCAATCCCCCGATGCTTTACTTCTCGGACGCCTGTGAACACACTATCCGCTGTATATCGTCAGTTCAGCACGACGAGAATAAACCGGAGGACTTGGACACTGAGGGTGAGGATCACATTGTGGACGAGACGCGCTATGCTTGCAACTCTCGCCCCATTGCCACGATGGAGCCTATCAAGGCCCCTGGGATCATCTACCCGAAGGCCCCAAGTCAGATGACTTTTAACGAACTCGTGGCGCAGAATCGCAAGCGTCGCATACAGGAAAGCACACTATGGTAGAGACTGACACCGCGGCACCCTATCGCAAGATGCTTGGTATGGTCACGGATCGCGAGAAGGTGATCCACGAGAAGTGGCTCAAGGGCGAGGAGAACACCTTCGACCTCTACGAGGGCGGAAAGGCTGACGCCACCCCCTTCAACATCCTGTACTCCAACACCGAGATTCTTGTCCCCAATCTCTTCTCCTCCGCCCCCAAGCCGATCATCCGTCGGCGCTTCGGCGAAACCCGCGCAGATAACGTGGCCAAAGCCGCTGAGCGTATGGCCGAGTATTGCATGGACACCAACCTGTCCGGCTACCCCGAGTTCGTCGAGGCAATTGAGGCCGCTGTCCTGTGCGCCGCGCTCCCGGGCCAAGGCCAGTGCCGTGCTCGCGTGGTTGACGGCCTCCCAGTCATCGACTACGTCCAACACGACGAGTATATCTGGGGTTACGCCAAACGCTGGGAGGACGTCCCATGGATCGCTTATCGTCACAACAAGACCCTCGAGGATCTCAAGACCCAGTTCCAGCTCACCCCCGAGGAAGTCGCTCGCGTCGAACTCCCCGAGGAGTCCTCCACGACCAAGGACAAAGGCCCCGCCACACTACCAGTCTACGAAGTCTGGAACAAGCGTGACCGCAAGATCTATTTCCTCTGCAACGAGATCGAGAAGATCCTCCTGCAAAAGTCCGACGACGTCTTGAAGCTCTCCGTCTTCTTTGCCTCGGGCAAGCCCCTCCGTCTCGTCTCCACGCCTGCCTCCACCATGCCTCGCAGCATGTACGGACTCTACAAGGCGCAGGCCGAGGAACTCAACCGCGTCACTGGCCGCATCAAGCGGATCACCGAAGCCATCCAAGTCAAGGGTATATTCGACGGGACCCTCCCGGAGATGGAGAACCTCTTCTCCTCCACCGACATGGAGAACAAGCTCATCCCAGCCTCCAATCCCGGCGGCATGGCTCGTGAGGGCGGGCTCGACCGTCACATCTGGCTCATTCCAGTCGAAAAGCTCATCACCGTCCTGCAGCAGCTCTACCAGATCCGCGAGCAGATCAAGTCTACCATCTACGAAATCCTCGGCATCGGCGACATTCTCCGGGGCGTCAGTGCTGCATCCGAGACCGCCTCCGCACAGCAGATCAAGGACAAATGGGGCTCCCTGCGCATCAAGAAGTCCCGCGAGCGTGTAAGCGCATTCGTGCGCTGGCAGGTCCGTGCCCTGATCGAACTCGCCGCCACTCACACAGACGAGCAAGTCTGGGCCCAAGTCACCGGCATGAAGTTCCCCACTTCCCAAGAAGCCGCCATTGCTACGCAGACCACTGGTCAGATCCCTCCCGAGTCATGGGCCACTATCCTCGGCCCCCTGCGCGATGACGCCCTGCGCTCTTACATCATCGACATTGAAACCAACTCCACCGTTGACGGTGATGCCACTGAGGAGAAGGCCGAGGTCGCGGACTTCATGAACGCCCTGGGCCAGTCCATGCCCGCCATTGAAGGCCTTGCTTCCCAGGGTCCCGAGGGCTATGCCGCTGCTCAGGCCTTGTTAGCCGAGGTCTGCAAGCGTTTCCGCATGGGCAATGAACTGCAGGGCATCATTATGGGCATGAAACAGCAGCCCAAAGGCCCCACTGAGGAGCAGCAGAAGGCTCAACAAGAACTGGACAAGAAGCAAACTGAGGTTAAACTTGCGGAGGAGGCTTTACGTACGCAGTTTACCCAGCAGCAGCAGATGCTTCAACAGCAAGCTGATGCGTTAAGAGCGCAGACTCAGGCCGCTGAAGATCAACTGCGGGGCATGCAGCAACAGATCGAGGATGCGCAGCAAAAACTCCGGGCCCAGGCCGCTGATATTGACCTGCAGCAAAGTAAACTTGACTTACAACGAGCTGAGCTTGCTCTTCAGGCCAGATCTTTGGACACTCAGAAATCGGCGGCAGTTCTCGCTGTCAAGACTGCGCAGGCTTTGCCTAAGAAAGGATCGACATGACTACACTTACAGCATCTCTCAATGCAGAGTTTACCCCCGCAGTAGGGGATTTTAATGTACAGATCACGGGGGTGCCTGCTGTGCTGCTTCGCAAAAATGACGCAGGGGCGGCTTTTGCCCCTTTAACAGCACCTGTGGCCGGTGCCTTTATTTGTTCTAACCCGATAGCGGGGGCTGTTTATAAATTTCAGTCTACTGGCGTAGCTTTTGTACAGGCGGACCAATGATTGTTGAAAGTCCGGCTCGTAATCCCCTACAGGCCCTTATGCGCCGTGCTTTCGGACAGCGCAGATTGGGCATCTCGACGCTTATATCGTTTACTGGGGCGTTGACCGCGTTGTCTAAGGCCGTAGGCTCGGATATTACCCGTATTTATATCAACTGACCATGTTTAAATCTAGTTTACGATCACCTCTGAAGGCCCCCTGCTTGTCACCGTTCTTGCGTGCGCTGATCGGCGCGGGAGCCGCGGCCGCTCCAGCTTTCACAGTAACCCTAACTGCGCTGTCGAATGCGAGTGGAAGTGTGACTACTCAGGCGTTTATTACGGGCGGCGGCGGTGGAGGTTCGTCCGACCTTGCCACAGTCATGTCTCAGGCATTGGCAGGCAACAGCATTACAGGCACAGGCGGCATCACAACGGCGACCACTGGCATCGCATCGCGCACCACTGGTGTCGCACCTATGGGCGTATTCTTTGACGCTACAGCCACGACCAACAGCCTCGGGGTTGATAACTTTCACGACATCCTCTATCTGTGGAACTTTGGAGATACAGAGACAGCGTGGACATACGGCACAGGCGTAGGCGACAACAGCAAGAACCGTGCGCGTGGTGGTGTTGCTGCTCACGTGTACGAAACTGCGGGAACTTACACGGCAAAGGTGACGCCTGTCACAGTGTCTAGCGGCGGCTCTCTAAGCTATGGCACGACCACCAGCATAACCATCACTGTGGCGGCGGCTGACACGACATTTAGCGGCACTGCTACGGTGTGTGTAGCCAATGGTGCAGCCCCTGTCCCTGGTGTAAATGGCGTACCTACGGGCGCAACCTGCGTCGGTGGAATAACCACAGTGTCAGCAGCCATGACTCAAGCCGGAATAAACAGTGGTTCTGGCACTGCAACAAAACGCCTTCTATTCAAGCGTGGCGATACGTTTGATGTTCCTTCTGCTGACTATGTGCGAAAGAGCAGTGGAATTATTGGCGCTTTCGGGTCGGGTGCAAATCCTGTGATCCGGTTCACATCCAACAATCCGGCATTTATGACGCTGACAGGGGTTGGTGACTGGTCATACATGGACTTGGATTTTCAAGGCTCTGGTGGCTTCAGGGAAAAAGGCGTTACCACTCAGTTTTCTGCGGGTTCAAATATTCTGATGCTGCGCTTGAGTGCTTCAAACACAGGCGGCATGGAGCCATCGGGCGACGGTGTGTTTATGGTTGATTGCAATTTGCATGAACTTGTTGGAGGCAGTGGATTTGTTGGCTTCTATAGCCAGCTTGGATCGCGTGTTGTTGCTCTTGGTAATCGTATTTATGACGTTTCTGGCATAGAGCACAACATCCGATTCCAAGGCTGCACAAAGATCGTCATCAGTAATAACACGCTTTATAAGCCTGCCGACGCAAAGCACTTGATTACATTGCGCGGCAGATCCAATCAAGATTCTGGCCACATCGAAACATGGTCAGGCGTTTGGTGCGAGAAGGTGGTAGTTTCTGATAATGATATGGATGTTGGCGCTACGACTGGACCATCTTGGGCGGCGCACTTTGGCGCTCAAAACCAAGGCGCAGCCGAGCAGACACGTGATGTGATCTTTGAGCGTAACTGTGTGCGCGGAAATACTACGACGCTGGTTTGCACGGAGGCATCAGAGCGGGCAACTATCCGCAATAACTTGATGGTTGCATCTTTCAATGGGACGTACCAGGCCGGAGTGATAGATGTGCGGGCGCGAAGCGAAGTCAGCACCCCGCCTCCAGCAAGTACATACATTTACAACAACTCCATCTATCAGCCTAGTGGTGTTCATGCCTACTTTGAGGCAATCATTCTTTATCTTGACCCGTCGGCAAACGTGTCAGCGCCCACTGGCGTTGTTGCAACTAACAACCTTGTATATGCGCCAAACGCTACCAACAACGATTACACGCTATCTGATTTGCCCTTGTTTATCGGCGGCTCTGTTGGTTCATCGTGGACTACTACATCCAACTCGACCGACTCGCAGATCAAAAGCACAGTGCCGGGCTTCACCATACCGCCAACAACAACATTCACCACATGGAAGCCAACCAGCAGTTACGGAATAAATGGCGGCGCTTATGTTCCGGTGTTTGACGACTTCTTTGGCGCTGCGCGGATTCCAACTTACGACATGGGGGCGGTTAATCCGTAAATGATATGGCTTTCACCCTAGTACAAAATCCTGCATCAGTCGTTGAAACCGTCTTTTATGACGGCTCTATTAGCGCAACCTTTTCAAGCAACCCAGTTGTAGGAAACCTGATTGTTGTCACTGGTGGTGGCGGTAGTCAGCCCACGACTTATTCCGTAATCGATAACAAAAGCAACAGCTACACAGTTCGGCAATCGTCCAATGCACAAGGCTACAGCGTTTATATCGCTTGGGCGTATGTAGTGAATACCGGAGCAGGTTTCCAAGTCACCGTAACTGAGGCAGGACAAAAAGACACCTCCATCAACATCGCTGAGTTCTCGGGTGGACTGACTAGCGGGATCGAGGACGTTTTCACGATTGGCACACAGACATCGAACGCTCCGTTTGTTGTGGCTGGTACAACCACAGCAGCAGCCGATCTGGTTGTTTCTGCATTTGGTGGTCAACAATCCCTTGCGCTGACAGTACCGCCAACAGGTTATGCAACCTTGGCAGCTATCAACGGGGTTTCACACTCTGGATTTGCCAGAACCGTTGCCTCTGCATGGAAAGAAGTCGGCGCAGCAGGTGTTCAGTCACTCACATGGCCTGACTACGACGCATCCAGCCAAGTCGCACTGCTGATTGCATTTAAAGCAGGCGCATCCGGCGCAACAGTCTCCACGATCACAGGCACCACAGCCACAGAAGGCTCACCAGTAGTATTCACCACCAACATGTCTGGAACAGGTGGCGGCACATTCGCCTACTCTTGGTCAGGCACAGCAACCGCAGCAGACTACACCGACACACTGACGACTGGCATGTGCGCGGTCACAGGCGGTAGTGGCTCTGTCGCGGTATCGGGCAGCAACATCATTGTCGATTCGACGGTGACAGCGTTCACGGTGACGGTTCCGACCACGACAGACACGATTGACGAGGGTGCAAGCGAAATCATCCGGCTGGTCGTTGGTGGCGTCACAGCATCAAGCGGCACGATCACAGACGATGACGCAGCCCCCACGATCACAGGCACAACGTCCTTGACTGCCACGGCGGGCTCTCCAGTCGTTATCACCTACAGCCCCGGCCTGTCTGGTCAGTCCCGCACTTACACGCTAGCACTGACTGACGGCACAGCAACGGGCGGGACTGATTATGACAACACCATTGTTCCCGGTGACTTTGCAGTCACTGGCGGCACTGGAAGCGTGACCATCAGCGGCAGCACTGTGACGGTTGACCCTGGGGTGACTGAGTTCACTCTGACCATCGCTACGACTTAGCTTATTTATTTCCGGAGGATTGTTGTGCCCTTCTACGATTATCAGTGCATTGTATGCGCGAATAAAGTGCCCCATTATCGTAAAATCGCTGACCGAGATGACTTTCCCGCGCACTGTGACACTCCGATGCGCCGAGTCATTACGGCCCCCGCTGTCCAAGTCGATATCCCCGCATACATTTCTCCGGCCTCGGGCAAGTGGATCAACTCGCGGGCACAGCGTAAAGAGGACCTTCTCCGCGAGGGCTGCATCCCCAATGAGCCCGGACTGAAGGAGCACATCGCGCAGAACGCTGCTGACGCAAAAGAGAAGATTGCCAAGACTTTCGACGCTACCGTTGACCGGACGGTAAGCGAAATGCACGCTTCCGGTTTAATCTAGGAGATTTTCATGTACATCAAACGCTTTGTTCTACGCAAGCCCGCCGAAGAATTCGAATCCACCGGGGGCATTGACCCCCAAGCCTTTGCAGCGGACTTGTTCCCTGCGTCCTCTTCGGAGGGAGCCGCTAACTCTGATGAGGGACATACGGCCGTCTCCTCCGGAACCCCCGAGTCATCCGCGGCTCCCTCCACCCCCGCACCGACTGCCGCCGCCGAGGGCGCTGCGGCTGAGGCTAACATGACCCAGGACCAGTACGCTGCCATGCCCAAAGCCTGGCGCAAAGAAATGGAAACCGAGTGGAAGACAGCTTCTCCCGGCGTTCGCAAGTACGTCTATGAGCGTGAGCAGCAAGTCACCGAAGGCATCTCCCGCTACCGTGCCGGTTCCGAGTCTTGGAACAAGGTCATGACCCCTTTCCAATCCATCCTGGCTGAGTACCCCGATGTTAACCCTGCTGAGATTCTTTCGACTCTGGCCACCAATCATCTGGCTATGGTGCGCGCAACTCCCGCCGAACGCGCACAACACGCTATGGCGCTTGCACGGGGTTACGGAGTTGAACTCACGGCAAAGGAGGCAGCTCAGGCGGCAGCTGCAGGCGCGGTAGTGGCGGACGACTTCAGCCCGGCTCAGATGGCCCGGTTGCAGCAGATGCTCTCCCCCGTCCTGGCCCCTATCGCCAGAACCACTGAGTTCATGAACAAGCAACTTGCAGCGTCTGCCGAATCTCAAGTTGACGCATTCTTCAGCGATAGCAAAAATGAGTATGTCAATGAGGTTGCGGATGACATCCTGCAGCTCATGCAAAACGGGAAGGCCGAAAGTCTCCCCGAAGCCTACGAGTTAGCGGTTATGCGGAATCCTGTGGTCAAGGCGAAATACCTCGCCAAACTCGCAGCTTCCACAGCGCCAGCTCCCTCGAAGGCTGAAACACTGCCGAATGTGAAGTCTTCGTCAACTCCACCGAGGGGCGCTAAGCCCGGGACGATGGACGACACAATGAACGCAGTGCTTGCTAAGCACTATGGATAGTCTAACCAATTGAAAGGGGCTTCAAATGCCATCTCCAAACGCAGTTTTCACGGAGCTAGTCTCCACCACTTTCCGCAAACACCGCAAGGAAGTCATGGACAACGTGTCCAAGCACAATGCCTTGTACCGCATGATCGCTGAGGGCGGCCGCTCTCGCACCGAAGACGGCGGAACCTCCATCGCGATTCCCTTGGAATACGCTTCCAACAGCACGTATCAGCGCTACTCTGGCCTGGACTTGCTGAACGTCGCTCAGTCCGATGTGATCAGTGCAGCTGAGTTCCAGTGGCGCAATATTGCGATTCACGTTGTCGCCTCCGGCAACGAGCTCCGCATTAACAACGGCGCAAGCAAGATCGCTTCCCTGGCCAAGTCTCGCATCCGCAACGCTATCAACACTTTTGCCAACAACTTCAGCGCCGACATGTACGCTGACGGTACGCTGGCAAACCAGATTGGCGGCTTGCAGATTTTGGTGGCTGATAGCGGCTTGGGCACTCCCGGCAACATTGACTCCTCGGCATTCCCATTCTGGCAAAACAAGGTGCAGTCCGCAGCAGCTCCCCTCCAGGGCGGCGCAGCGATCACTCCATCTGGGGTTGCTGGCGTCATGGAATCCTTGATGTTGCCTCTGTACCTCGAGACCACTCGCAACAATGACCAAGTGGACCTGATCGTCGCCTCCAACGATTACTACACTTTCTACGAGACAGGTCTGTCGAGCCAGAAGCAGTACGTGGACAATGACTCCGCTGCCGCCGGCTTCTCCGCCCTGCGCTACAAGAAAGCCAAGGTGATCTTCGACGGTAACTCGGGTATGGCTGCTTCGCACATGTACTTCCTCAACACGAAGTATCTCGAAGTCGTGGCTCACTCCGACGCTAACCTGACCGTGGTCGGTGACGAAGGCGAAGGTATGCGCCCGATCAACCAAGACGCAAGCGTGACTCCTATCCTCTGGATGGGTAACATGACTTGTTCCAACCGTTCGCTGCAAGGCGTGCTCAAGGCGTAAGCCTTTTTCACATAAGGAAAACTATCATGCGTTTTGCCCCTCAAAATCTGACAGCCGACACGATCGGTTCGTTCCCTGGCGATATTGCCCAGACTATTGCCTTGGGCACTCTGGTTCGTGCTTGCAGCAACGACTATCAAGCTGTGGCTGGTGTTGTGAACGGCGGAGGCGGAGATTTCCGCTACGTCAAAGCTGTTGCGACACTGATCCCCGGCACGCTGGTCGTTGTGGACAAAGACTGGAACATTTCGGCTTGCCCCACCACAGGCAACACCGGACGCCCAGTCTTCGTCTGCATCTCCGCGTTCGACGCTGTTAACTGCTTCGGCTGGGTCATGGCCTCGGGTATCTGCCCGATCAAGACTGCCGTTGCAGCCACAGTTGGTCCCGTGTTTGTCAGCAACACCGCTGGTCAAGTTACGCCAACTGCCGCAGCTGGTAAAGCCGTTCTTAGTGCTACTTGCCTGACCGCAGCCTCCGGTACCTTCACTCGTGTGGGCCGTACGCTCAAGGGCTCTAAGCGTATCGAAGTAGCCGATATTAGCGGTCTGTACGTCGGTCTGGTTCCTTCGGGCTCCGGCATCGCGGCAGGTACGATTGAGTCTGTGGACCCAGGCGGCACAGGCTTCAATAACTCCGCTGTGGCGACTGCCTCTGCCACTGTGACCGTAACCTTCACACACACAGGCTACGGCATCTTCCACATCAACAACCCTCACGTCCAGGGTCAAATCACCTAATCCTGAGATTAGAGTGCAACTCAAGAGGGTCGGTCGAAAGGCTGGCCCTTTTTTTGGTGCATTTTATCCCCGCGAATATTGCACTATTTATTAACCAAGGAGAACCCTATGAACTTTAATCAGCAGAATGCAGCCGTGCGCGCTTCCCAACTTGAGGAGCAGCGTCCCTTTGTGCGCTTCGAGACCCGCGCAGTGGAAGACCGCACGGTGCCCTCCACAGACGGGGTGACCCGCCTCCGTGATGAAGCTTGGGCGCTTGTCCGCGCTCCCGGCTCCCGCGACACGCTCGAGAAGCTTGCCCTGGACTGGCTGGCTAGTTTGCGCCAGTATGCTCACGACGGACGCATTCCCCCTTCGTGGCCGAGCGAGTACCAAGCCGCGTATGATGCTTGGACCAAGGGCGAAGAACTCCCCGTCAACGGCACTGCGATCAAGACCTGGCCTCCGCTCTCCCCCGCGCAGCGGAAGAACATCCTGGCTCTTGGCATCCTCACAGTCGAGGACTTGGCTAAGTCAAACGAGGAGGTTCTGTCCCGCATCGGCATGGGGGCTCACACCGTGAAGCAGCTCGCAAACAGCTGGTTGACCGAGTCTAAAGACAAGGGCTCAATGGCGCAATCGCTGGAGGCCGCATTGGTGCGTCTTGCTGAAGCGGAGAAAACCATTGCCACACAAGCGGAGCAGATCAAGCAGCTCGGGGCAAAGAAATAAGGATGTAACATGGCCAACTCTACGGTACTGCAGTTAGTTCAATCGTTCTGTCGCGAGTATGCGCTGCCCGTACCGGGAGCCCTCCAGGGTGCTTCTGACGCAGGTGCGCTGCAGATGCGGGAGCTGCTACAGACCGTAGGGGATTACGCTTGGGGCATGGCTAACTGGCACCAGTGCGTTGTCCTTGGGTCCTGGACCTCGGTGGCCGGAGGAAACCAGGGTGCGTTGAATACGCTCTTCACGCAGGATTTTGCGGGTATCATCCCGAACACAGTCTGGGACCTGACCGAGAAGCGCGAGCTCAAAGGCCCTGTACCACTCCCCGCATGGCAAGCTGGCATGGTCATGTCAGGGACTGGATTGCCCCCTTTCGTCTACTCTGTGTCCGGGGGGATGTTCCTGACCTCCGATGGGATGCCCGCAGGTCATCCGATGCTGTGTTACTATAAGACACGCCGCTGGATTGTCTCGGGCGGTGTGAGTGCTCCTCGCTGGACCACGGACTCCGACACCTCGCAGTTCTCCGACACCGTCATGAAGGCCGGTCTCCGGGCGTTCTGGCTCCGTGCCAAGCAGATGCCGCACCGGTTCGAGATGGAAGCGTTCGAGGATCTCGCCCTGCGCGAAGCCAGTGTGAGCCAGTTCAAGGCTCCGCTGAGTCTCGAGGGTCAGGACGCTAGCGGTAGTTTGGGCCTCTCAATCTCTCTTTGGAACACAGTACCATGATCTCTCCACAAGGGCTCGACGATCAAGCAGCGGGTCTGGTCAAGGGGATCTCCGCCCCGGTCAAAGGCCTCAATACTCAGTCCACGGTGGCTGGCTTGGGGCAAGACTTTGCCATGCAGTTGGATAACTGGGTGTGCCAGCCGGACAGCTTGGTTACGCGGACAGGCTGCTCGAACCACAAGACGGGGTTTAGTCAGGCGCCCAAGACCCTGTTCAAGTACACCTCTGGGATCGCACAGGAGCTCTACGCTGCCGCCGATAACGGGATTTTTTCAGTCGGCACGGCCGGAGCAGTTGGCGCGGCTGTCGCAGCCTGCACGAACGGATGGGGCAAGTCTGTGAACTTCGCTACGTCCGCCGGGCAGTTTAGCTACTTCGTCAACGGAGTAGACACCCCGAAGCTCTACAATGGGTCGACTTGGACTGAGATCACGGGGGTGTCATCCCCTGCCATCACAGGTCCCACGACCACGACATTCAAGGATGTTGAGACCTACCGCAGCCGGTTGTACTTTTTGCAGAACGACTTCCTCGGGTTCTACTACCTCCCCGCGGACTCCGTGAGTGGCGCTGCTACGGCCTTCCGCGTGGGTGCGTTGTGTCGTCAGGGTGGAGAGGTCACGGGGCACGCTACTTGGACGCTGGACGGCGGAACTGGCCAGGACGATCATTATGTGCTCGCTACGTCAGAGGGCGAGATCATAGTCTTCCGGGGGAATGATCCTGGGAACACCAGCGCCTGGACCTACGTCGGCACGTACCCAGTCGGACGTCCTCTCGGGGCGAATTGCTTTGTCAAGCTCGGGGGCGAGCTGCTATACCTTTGCGAGGGTGGTCTGATCCCCCTGAGCAGTATCCTGCAAGGGGGCGTGCGGAACTACGCCCAGGCACTGTCCTCCCGCATCGAGCCTTCGCTGGTCCAAGCCGGTCTCGCCTACGGAACGCTCCCAGGCTGGAAACTCCTCGTGGTGCCCAACCTCTCCCTCCTCATGCTCAACATCCCCAAGGATGTAAGCAACTCCATGCAGTATTGCTACAATACGAAGAGCAAGGGCTGGAGCACATTCAGTGGGTGGCACGCTCACGACCTCATCGAGTACAAGGGCAGCGTGTACTTCACCACGGACACTGCGGTGGTCCGGGCCTTTGTCGGGACTACGGACTACGGAGCAGCCATCACTGCGATCTGCGACACGGCGTATAACTCCTTCGGGACGCGCAACCAGCTCACTCCGCTCATGATGCGAGCCCTCTACGCCTCAAACTCCCAGGTGTTCTACACGCTCGGACTGGCGCAGGATTTCACAGGCGAGTTCACCGAGAGCACCTACGGGGGCATAGCTGGTGTCGCGGGCCTTTGGGACTCGGGACTGTGGGACACAGCCTTGTGGGGTGGAAGCTTTACCCTGAGCAAGGACTGGGTCACGGTCGCAGCTCGCGGGGCGTTGGCCCTCTCGACACGGTTCAAGGTGTCTTCGCTCTCCGCCACCACAGTGCTCATTGCGCTGGACTACAAGTTCGCTGAGCAGGGCTTGTTGTCGTGATTGTCGCGGATGATCCCTGGGCTGCGGCCCGGTTTCTCGCAAGTCACAACCAGAACGCCGAGCACCCCGAGATGTGCCAGAGTTTCTGTGCTTACGACAGTACAGGGCAGATCGTTGGGGCCATCGCTTTTCACCACTCTAACGCCCTCTCGGTAGTAGGGGATATTGCCCTGGCCGAGGGCAAGATGCCCAAGAAACTGCTCCACATAGCCCTATGGTACGCCTTTGATCAGCTCGCCGTGAGGCGTTTGACATTGTATGTGTCTGCTCATAACCTCAAGTCTATCGCGTTCGTCGAAAGACTGGGCGCACACCGTGGGGCTACACTCTTAGACGGTTGTTCAGACGGGGATGTGTACATCTATTACCTCCTCCCAGATCAATGCCCTCTATGGAGTAAATTCAATGGGAAAAAGCTCATCGGCCCCCAAGCAACCTGATCCCGCAGAACTCTCCCGACTGCAAGGGATCGAAGATCGTAAGACAATGAAAGCGGGCCTCGAGGCCACGCGGACAAGCACGATCAACCCTTATGGCTCCACCAGCTGGCGCAAGGATACTACCTTCGACCAAGCCGGGTGGGACAAGGCCATGGCCGCTTATACGGCTTCCGGGGTTCCTCAGTACGCAACAAACCCCCGCGTCACCCGCGAAGGGCAGGACGAGCAGGGCGCTTATCAGGGTATGCAGTATGGGCTGCCAGCTCCGGACAAAGGGGACTATTCCTCCGACAAGTGGACGAACGAGCAGGTGCTTAGTCCCGAGTCCCAAGGGATTTATGATACCGCCACGGCTAAGCTTGGCGATGCCACAAAGAACATCTCGACGGATGCTCGCGCGTACAATCAAGAAGTTGCGGACGCAGTGCAGCGCCGTATGTCCCGGTACACTGACCCGCAGATGGCTCTCGAGCGGAGTCAGATGCAGACGAACCTTGCGGACCGCGGATTCCAGGTCGGGAACGAAGGCTTCAACGGCGAGATGAGCCGGATGGAAGATCGACAGAACACTGCTCGCGCAGACATTGCTGACCGGGCGCAGATTACCGGAGCGCAGCAAGGAATGCAGGAACTCTCCATGCAGCAGCAGATCGCTTCGGCCCTGCAGAACCTCCGTGGCGCACAAGTCAACGGCGTGGCGGGTATGCCCTCGACGACGACAGCTCCGGAGATGCAACCGTTCGACATTGCTGGCACCATGATGAATAACTACAATAATGAGCTTGACGCATACAATGCGCAGCAACAGAACTCGAGTTCTGGCCTAGGTTCGCTGCTGAGTATTGGGGGCTCGTTGCTTGGCGGTCCTGCCGGTAGCGCCGGGGCTCAGCTCATGTCCAAGATGCTCGGTAGATAGGAGTCAACATGGCTGATGAAGATACACTCCTCGGGACCTCTGGCAAAGAGGTAATGCCGCTTGAGTACCAGACGAAGGTACAGCAGCTCATGCGTCGGCGGATCGCTGGCCAGCAGATGCGTATGGAAGGGCTGAAGGGCGCTAACCGCACTCAGATGTTCGGACGTCATGCGAGCATCGCGCAGCCCCTGGAGCACCTTGCAAAAGCGTTTCAGGCTTACCTGGGTGGTAAGGACGAGAGCTCGGCGGACGCAGAGCATGCCGCCTTGATGCAGCAGATGGGCGCGGAGCAGGCCGGCGATCTGAGCGCAGTGCAGCGGTTGCAAGCTGGTACCCCCGCGCAAGTCAAGGAGCAGCAAGGCCCTGTGACGCAAGACATGGAGCCTATGGGGAACTTTGAAGTGCCCGCCGTGAAGGGCGATATCGCTGCGGCTATTGCTCGGGCGCAAGCTTCGAAGTTCGGACGCATCCAGGGCATGGGCGCTCAGATGGCCAAGGATCGTCAGGCGATGCTCATGGAGCAAGGGAAGTTGCTCGGCGCGGCTGACCCGGTGCGCGCGATTCAGCATCTGCAAAGCGGGACGCCCGAGGCTCCCGTGGCTCCGCTCACGACGCCGAAGCCCGAGTTCACGACTGATCCACACGGTAATCCAGTAGCTATTACGACTGATGCCAAAGGGACTAAGCCCACAGTGACGTACCCTCCGAAGGCAGCTACCACGACGATTAATAACAAGCTGACCTCCGGCGCTGACGAGGATGCAGCGAAATACTTCAACTACGGCGGCAAGGGCTTCGACAAGGGCGTGGCCGCGAATCAGGGTCTGCAGAACACCGCGAACCTGCTCGACACTCTGGACAAGGACCCCTCGATGGGAGCTGGCGCCAACGCATTCCAGTTCGCACGGAAGTGGGCCGAGACTTTGGGCTTGCCCGTGAGTGACAAGACCACGCCGACTGAAATGGTTGCCATGCAGTTGGGCCAGAAGACCTTGGATCGCTTGGGCGGACTCGGCGCGCAAGTATCTGACGCTGACCGCAAGTTTATGCTTGAGACACAAGGTTCTCTGACCAACGATCCCGAGGCAGTTCGTAAGATGCTCCTGATCGAGGCGAAGTACCTGATGCAGATTCAGGCGCAGACCAGCGGGCAAGCTGGTGAAGTGGCAAGTCGTGTCTCCGGCATGACCTTGCCGCAGCATACATTTTCGTTCAAGCCTTCGCAGCGCAATGCCGACGATCTGGAGCGCCTGTTCACGGGACAAGGTTTTGCACCCCCGGCACCGGCTCCTAAGAAAGAGTACGCTGGACGCATTCGGAGGGAAAAGCAATGAGATACAAACTCGCAGATGGTGAGATTGTCGAAGCCCCCGAGGACCTGACACCTGAGGAACGTGCTTGGCTGCAGCAACAAGGCGGGAAGCCGGTGATAAGCAAGCTGGCGGATGTGGGCAAGGCTGGACTTAGCGGATTAGTAGAAGGGGCTATCAGGGCCCCTTTTATTGGGGGCGACTTAGGTGCGCTCGGCGCTACGCTGGTGAACAAGGTGCGTCCTGGGACATTCTCGCCGGGAGCGGAGGAGAGCCAGTCGAATCAAGTAATGCGGGCGATCTCGGACCTGCCGGGGAACATTGCTCACATGCGCGGGAAGCCGTTTAGCTCCGCCGAACCCCTGTCGACTTATGTGCCCGAGACACAAGCAGGACGCTATGCGAACTCCGCGGGGAATGCCGTGGGCGGATTGGTCCTGGGTGGTACAGGTGCGTTCAAGAATGCAGCGGGGCTCAAGGCTTCGCAGGGCGCTATCGAGACGGTGAAAGCACTGGCAAAGAAGCTCGCAACGAATCCCGTGACCCAGGCCGCTGGCGTAGGCGCAGCTGGCGAGTTTGCTGGTGACGTGAGTCGGGGCTTTGACGAGACGGCAGAGCAGAATCCACTGGCCCGGTTTGCAGGAAGTGCCTCGGCGGCGGCTGCGATGGCCCTCGGATCGTTCTTGAACAAGCGCACCGCGGCTCGCCCACTGCATGAGGTGTTCAAGGACACCGACGCTCCGACGTTTAATCAGGCTCGGGCCGAGACCAACCGGCTAGCGGCGGCAGGGACCACGCAGAACACTATCGGGGACTCCTTTGCGAACTCGAACCCGCAGGTCGGGGCGATGGAGCGCGAGGTCTCGAACGAAATGGGCGGAGGTGAGCTGGCCCGGAAACTGACTGGCCGTGTGAGCGGAGACATTCCGACGCTCGAAGCCCGGTCGAATGCCGCGATTAATAATGCTGTCGTGCCGAATGCCGCCCCGAACTCCGGACGCTTTCCCACGGCGCAAGAGGACCTGCTCCAGCAAGCTCGCGGGGCTCGGACACAGGCTGTGCGCTCGGCAGAGGAAGCCTCGGGCTTGGTCCCGACTCAGGACGTTGGACAGATCATTCGGGCGCTGCGTCAGCGGGCTCAGACTCCCGGGAACCGTCGGACGCTGGACGCGGACTTCGCAAACCAGACCGCACGGACCTTGGCGGGGGGTTATCGCTACCCCATGCCGCAGGGGGCTGCCCCGGCTGCTCCTGGCCCTATGAGTGGGTTTACCCAGGTGACTCCGCTTGGACCACAAGCTGGCGCAACTCCCGCAGCCGTAGGGGGCGTTCCCGCCGTAGGTGGACCCCTAGCATTGCCCGGTCCTGGATCGCGCGCCGTAGCCCCCACAGCGGCCCCCCAATCGGGTGCCTTGGGTCCGGTTTTGCATGATCCGGCTGAATTTGGCATGGGTCCTAAGCCTATGCCCCCCTTCCGTCCGATGGGTGGTCCAGACATTACGACGATCGAGCAGCCGGCTCCCCGGACTCCTCAGGGCTTTAATCTGGTGGAACTGAGCAAGCGGATCAACGCGATGAACACTGCGGCCCCGAAGGGCGCTGCGGCGGCGGATAACGCAAGTGTGCTGGATAAGAACGTTGCAGTGGCTCGCGGGCAGGCCTTGTCGCTGGCCCGGAATGAGCTGGCTGCGCGGAACCCCCATTACGCTCGCGGGCAACAGACTTATCAAGATATGAGTCCGGGTGTGGATGCGCTGAAGACCCTCGTGGAGCACCCTACGGTGTTGCAGGCTTCGACGTCCATGCGTCCGAACCCGGTGCGGGAGGGCTTGATTTCTCACCTGTCAAAGATTGATCCGAACTTGGCAGCCTCGACGAGCGAGCGTATGCGCGCAGCGGACATCTTGTCCCGCAACACGGCGCAGCACGGGAAGCAGGGCTTGCAGAATGAGTTGGGTCAGACCGGGGCTGCAAGCGCAGCAAGTCCGTGGTATGCGGCGTATAAGGCCTTGAACACGTCGGGACGTCGCTCCGCGAACGAAGACATTTCCCGCCTGCTCGCGAACCCTACGAATGAGAACCTTGCGATTCTGGAAAATCTAGCTCGCAATAACCCCGACCTTGCACGATCATTAGTTCGTCAGGGCCTGATAGGGTCCACGAGCGCAACGACACAAACGACTGGGAGCCAGCCATGAGCTATGATGGAAATGGGAATTATACTGTGCCAGCTGGCACGCAGGCTGTTGGCGGGGCAGTGATTGACTCGACGAAGTACAACGCCTTGCTCACGGACCTGCAGACTGCGCTGACAAAGGCCCTGCTGCGGGATGGCCAGAGTGCAGCGCTCGCGAACATTCCGATGGGGAGTAACAAACTCACCGGGCTAGCCGCTGGCTCAGCGAACGGGGACTCGCTGCGGTATGAGCAGTTGTACGTCGGCGGGGTCACGACTGTGACGAACGCTACGAATGCCGCAAGTGCCACAAGCGCAACCAACTCGACTAACGCAGTTAATGTTACAGGGACAATCGCAAGTGCGGTGACCGCGGCTACGCAGACCGCTGGTGACAACAGCGCCAAGGTAGCAACTACTGCTTATGTGGCAACAGCTATCGCTGCTATTCCTAGCGGAGTACAGTTGACACAAACATCAACTACAGCTTTGTCAGCCCAGACTGTAGCCCTCTTTAGTTCCATTCCATCATGGGCAAAGAGGATTCGTGTTGCCATCATGAGCATGAGTACCACCGCGGCCATAGCCCCTCTATTACAGATTGGGCCTTCTGGTGGTATAGAAACATCTGGGTATGTGGGTACATGCTTTGGCGTGGTAAACACTGGAAACCCAGTTACCGCAATATCCGGCAGTACTGGGTTCTATCTAACTAATGTTGGCCTTGCCTCTAATGTATGCAGCGGCTTTATTGAATTGACCTTGTTGGATTCTGCTACAAACACATGGGCAGCTTCTGGAAATCTATCCCAGACAGGAGGTTCTATTGGTGGTTTTGCAATAGCGGGGCACAAAGCCATCGCCGGAACGCTTACACAGCTTCGGCTGTACCTTGACGGAATCAATACGTTCGATGGCGGCAGCGTCAGCGTAACCTACCTAGGATAAAGACATGGAAGAATTCGATCTCCGTGAGTACGGGCGGCTGGAGCAGCAGGTAACGCAGCTTACGGATGACGTTCACTCAATGAAGAAGACCATCGAGGAAATGAACGAGTTTATGCAGCAGAGCAAGGGGGGCTGGAAAATGATAGCCTTCCTCGCGGGAGTGGCGGGCTCGGTCGGAGCGCTGATCTCCTGGGCGATCTCACATATTAGAGTTAGTTAGTGCAATTTATTCCCCGTAACAATACACCATTTAGGAGAACCTTATGCCCCCGTTCATAATGACACTGCTTGCCCAAGGCCTCGGCCTCTTGGGGAACGCGGTCCTGGCCAAGGGAAAAGATGTGATCGAGAAGGAGCTCGGGGTGGATATTGAAGCCCTGACGCAGACCCCCGAGGGGTTGCTGCAGCTCAAGCAGCTGGAGGTGGATCACGAGGAGTACCTGTTGGACAATGCCCTGAAGGACAAGGCGATTGATGTGGACAACACGAAGAACGCACGGGACTCTAATGCCCGGATTCAAGAAAGCGAGCGCGCATCATGGATGGCAAAAAACTCGGCGTATATATTAGACTGGTTGATTGTTGGAGCCACGATGGGCATGATTGCAGCCCTGTTCCTGCAGAAGATTCCCGCGGAGAACAAGGAGGTGGCGTATCTGGCAGTCGGTTCATTGCTGACTATGTGCGTTACTGTGGTGAACTTTCATCGCGGGAGCTCGAGCGGAAGCGCGCAGAAGAGCACGGACATGGCGAAACTTCTGGGAGCGAATAAATGACACTCGGCGAACATCAAGAGGCATTCGCGGCCCACTTCGTGGAGCTGGTTAAGCAAGCCTACACGATGGGCTTTGCGGTGCGGATCGGGGAAGTCTGGCGTCCCCAGGAGATGCAGGAGCTGTATGTTAAGATGGGAAGGAGCAAAACACTAAATAGCGAGCATCTGAAGAAGTGTGCCGCTGACTTAGTGCTGCTTCGGGGGGGCAAAGTCTGCACCCGCCAGGAGATTAAACCTCTGGGGGAATGGTGGGAGTCGCTGGACCCTCGGAATCGCTGGGGCGGGAGCTGGCGAGGGCTCGTAGATCAAGGGAAGAGCAGCTTTGTGGATGCTCCTCACTTTGAGCGGCGGACTGGCGCGTGATGTAAGCAGCGCCCGCGATTAACCGATTATGACAGACTCCGCAATGGGGTCTGTTTTTCCTTGTGTCGGGCATCGTGGCGAAGTGACGGGGCTCGCCGCAATGGGCACAAGTCCAGCAGATCATGGCGTGGTTCCCTCGACGTCGTTGTAGCGAAGGCAGGGGGTGCCTCCGGCCTGGACAAGGCTGATGTAGCCCGCCTGGATGAGGCCCTTGAGCACGTCCTCGAAGTCCCGCATGGACGGGAACTGGGCTTGGATGTAGCGGTAGGCCTCGGCGTAAGGGCACTCTCGGCGCAGCTTGATGTAGGAGACCAAGCGGTCGGCCGCAGCGGAGACTTCGGACCGGCCAATCTTCTTGAACACGTTTATCATTTCGGCTTCGAGGTCCGTGACCATGACGGCAGAGATCTCGAGGTCCTGTTTGGTGATGACGAGTTCGTCGCGCTGGGAAGCCGCGAGGATCATGGCGATCTTGTGGATGAAGGTTTGCTTGCGGGCGAGGTAGCCCCCGAAACGGTCGTCGGAGAGATGCTCGGGGCGGTGGGTGTTGTGGTGCTCGTACCAGGCTTGTCCCCATGCCAGAGCTTCGGGGGTAATAACGTACTCGCCAATGAGACGAGTAGCAATATGCTCCAAGTCAGCAACAAGTTTCTGCTGTTCCTCGGCCATGTTGGGCGGCATGGCAAGCTTGGGGTAGGCGACGAATCGTTCTTTTTTATCTGCATATACGAACACGCAGCGTGAGGTGAAGCCTCCGCCGATCATGTACTCCGGGAAGTTACCAGCGATCCAGGCTGGCGTGGTGCAAGCGATGATGTTGATCCAAGGGTTGACGACGTCGTCCGAGCCCGAGTGTTTGGTGACCTTGCGGAAGCCCTTGCCGTCCCAGAGGTTCACGAGCATGTCGACCATTTCCTTGTCCTGCGGGTTGAGCAAGTTGCCGAACTCGCCCGAGGAGATTGTCATGGGAGACATGGTGATGTATTCTTCGGTGGCGGGGTCTTGGAAGGACTCCGCAGCCTGGCCGAAGGCTTGCACGAGGGCTTGCCAGGACACGACCGAGGGGCCGAAGGCCACGCCGGGGACTTGGCGGAGGAGGTCCATGCCAATGTCTGCGGTAGTGGTCTTGGCTACGACGCCCGGAGGGGCCACGAGTATCACGTAGAGGTTGGGGTACCACTTGAAGTGGCCCATGTCAACCCACACGTGGCGTCGGAGGGCTCCCGCGATCGTGGACACTCCGGTCCAGAAGTACATTCGGCGTGGTGCTTCCCCATAAGAAGAATAATCCTGGAATGCTTTGAGCCAGTCCTTATGATTACGCGCCACTGGAAATACCCCGCTTAAGTAAACGGCTAACATAGGCTTGATCCGTGCCGATTTCTTCCGCTATCTGGTATTGCGTGAGCCCCGAGGCCTTCATTTCCCGGATAGCGGTCAGATCATATTTAGGGGTTTTCGTATTCTCACCTTTGGGCAACCAGCGGACGTTGAGGGGCTCATAGTTCCCATCTATATCTATACGGTCAAGTGTAGCCCCGCGCCACCATGCAGCATAAAGATCAGTCTTAAAATTCTGATAGCTTGCCCAACGCTCGCAGACTGTAATACCGCGCCCTCCGTAGCGATGGTAAGAGTGATAAGTAGGGTCCGTACATCGCGTATGCATTTTGCGCCAGCTGCTGTAAAAATATGAATTGTCAGTGCGACTCATTTACAATCTCCCCATGAAATAGTTGAGCTTTTCACTCCCGCAGGAATAATTAGCGGCCGTTCGTAAGGTACAAGAACCTTAGCGTTTTGCAAAATACGATCTTCGTAATCTGCGGTAACAAGATGCGTAGGAACTTGAAAAACAAGGGAGTCGTGAACTTGGATTAGTACTTCGACCTCAGGCATAGCGTCTGTGATCTGAGCCCATGCACGGTTAATGACACAGCCAGTTGTTGATTGAGGGGTCCATGCTAGGGCCTCGGGGAGGGCGGCGTCGGTGCGTCCGAAGAAGATGATTCGATAATCGAAAGCGTTGCGTGCTCTTCGATGTATATGAAGTTCAGACTCTGCCCGGCGATGCCATTGCTCGATACCGGGGTGCATCTGAAACCAGCGCGCTCGAAGTCTCTCTGCTTCATGGATTGTGATACCACAAGCGCGTGACATGTTGTGTGCCCCGGCTCCGTAGTTGGTGGCGTGACACCAGATTTTGGCAAGTTGCCTCTTCGCATAATGAAGCTTCTTAACCTCATCAGCTCCGCAGGAGAGTCCAAAAAGACTTTTAGCATTAAGACCGTGCATGTCGATCCCGGAACTAAGCGCTTCACGAAATTCTTCATCATCTGCCTCCCATACTACCGTGTAAAAGTCTGCGGACTGCAAGTCCATGTCGAAGATTGTGTAACCCGGATCGGGGAGGAAGAGCTTGCGGATATTGGGGAGTCGGAGAGAAGTTGGGTCATCTGAATCCTCTGAACCATTGGGAATATTCTGGAAGTTGAGGCCCGAGCCAAACGCGTTCTCCGAGGACGATAGGCGGAAGGTCTCCGTGCCTGTGATGTTATAGGAGGAACGAAGGCGCTTATCGGAATCAAGCCGGGCATCGACGAAAGTTGACTTGAATACGCCGAGGGACCGAAGTTCCTGGATAACGTTGACAATGGACTGGACGAGAGGCTCACGCGATGCGATAGTCGATAGGGCCTTGTCGTCAAGGGTGGGCGCACCTGTTTTGCGATTGAAGATGGGCTTGAATTTGAGGTCATCGTAGAAGAACTCCTGCATCTGCTTGGGTGATTTGATGTTGAGGGGGTGGCCGAGGATGGTGGTCAGGGCGGTTTCGCGCTCGGTGATTTCGCCCATGAGTTCGAAGGAGAGGAGGGCTTTGTTCTCGACGGCAGCTCGGACCCCGCGATTCATGGCCTGAAGGAGGAGGGGAAAGAGCTTGTTTTGCTGGAAGTCCCAGACGGCGTGGAGGCCGAGCTTCTCGATCTGGGGTTGTTGCTCTTCCATGACCTCGAAGGTGCGGACGCAATCCTCGCAGTTGTAAGTCCAGCGTTGGTCCTCGGGGATTTTCGGGTCAATGATCTTGCCGTCGTCTTTCCAGTAAACGTAGTAAGCGCAGTACATCGAGGCGAGGTAGTCCAGGCCCTTGGGCTGGCCGGGGAACATCACGTGCTGCGCGTTCATCGTGTCATACCAAGTGTTCGGGATGCAGAACCAGAAGCGATAGATGTACTGAATGTCGTAGATGAAGTTCTGCCCGAAGCAGCGCGCGTTCGAGTGCGCCATGATCTCTGTCATGATCCCGACGAGGCAGGTTTCTTCGACCTCGGACCAGTAACCGGTGTGACGCTCCTTGCACATCAGGGGGATGCAGAAGGCCTGGGTCTTGTTCGTGGCGAAGCCGATACACTCAAGATGCCCGGCCTTGGTCTCTATGTCGATGGAGATCTTGGTAGGGGCATTACGCACTTGCTGAAGAAGAGCTCCGAGCCAGTGCATCGCGTCCTGAAAGGTAGGGCGGATATTGAACTGGTAGCGGGGCTTCGTATCCAGGGGTGTGACGCTGCAGCGAGCTGCTCGGCGTAAGTCGTGTACAGTGATCGGGCGTACGCTGTAGTCACGGTTGATGTACCGGGGGTGGTAGGTGGGGAGGACTGTGCAGTCATGGCTGGTGAGCTTGTTTCGGAGCTGGCTCCCGCGCCACTTCTTTACAGAGGTGTGACCCGTCATGACCGTAAGAGCGAGTGCACCCAGAGTAATCACAAGGTTCGGTTTTACAAGATCGAGCAGATTGGATACTTGCGCGACTCCGTCCGAAACTGTCTTCGATACCCACGAGTTGTGTAAGCGCGTCCACGAGGAGTCCTTGGGGGATTTCGTATGACACAGTAAGCTCGACAAGTCCTCGCTCCCTTTGACGGTTGGTGCTGGTGCTGACAAGACTGATGCAACGAGACACTCGGCGAACGTCAGGCCCGCTTCGTGCAGCATCCTCGATAGGCTGTCTCCGCTCTGACCCGAGAGTGCTTTGCCCTTCATGAAGGCTAGCTGATCCGGGTAGTCCTCGAGGATCAGGATCTTTGCGTTCTGTGGTCCCTGGGGTATCATGGTTGGCTCCGTTAAGTTGGTATTCAAATGCGCGGCAGAAGTTACGCTTTTCGCAGAAGTCGGGGTGCGTACAGGTGGTGCAGGTCATATGGTCTCCAAGGCCTTGTGTAGGCGTGCGTTGAAGTAGCGGCGGAGGAGGTAAGAACGTGCAATTGACACGGCAGTAAAATACACCGTTAATTGGACGTTCTGACTCATCGTGGACTCAATACCCACAAGGGGCAAGAGCTTCATCGTGGCGATGAGGGAGATGATAAGGCCCACAGCCGTGCTGACTGTGGCCTCGATCAGACTACCCCTGCGGGTCTGTGTCATGGGAGCGCCGCGATCCGTTCGAGGCAAATTCCGTACGCC